ATTGAAGCTAACATCGGGGAAACCTACGGCATCACTGGAATCCCTGCTTATGATAATACAGTGGATGGCTTTGTCGAAACATGGTATGACCAGAGTGGGAACGGCAATGATGCTACGCAGGCGACTGCTGGAAATCAGCCGAAGATTGTTGATGGTGGGACTTTGGTTTCTGGTGGGCTGGATTTTGATGGGGTGGATGACTACCTCGTAACAACTCAAGGTCTCATCGTAGAAATATCTCAGAACCCAGCTAGTGTGTTTTGTGTAGCTCATCCAAATAATACTGATGAAGGCTACTTACTTACGGAGGGTGACGCTATTAGCCCTTACTCATCTCAATTTATTTTAAATGGAGCGGGTAGTAATCCTGCTACTGTGTGGGTAAATACCACAAGATTTGGCTCTGGTTTCCCAGCTAGTAAAACTCTTGGAGGATTTATTTACAATGGAACAACCTTCCAAGCATATCTAAATGGTTCGGCTGACGGGTCTGCTGGGACGGCAGATATTAATGCGGAGACAAGCAACCAGACAGTTATAGCCGCAAGGGCTGATGGGAATAATGATTTCTTTGATGGTAAAGTTGAAGAGCTGATTACATATAAGTCCGACCAATCCTCAAACCGCGTAGCCATCGAGACGAACATCAACGACCACTACAACATTTACTAATATGTATCTACTATACCCAACCGAACAAGACGCATGGGATCGCTCCGAAGAGGAGGGGATTGCAATGGGCTTGGCCTACCACACTGAGGGGAGAGGCTCACGCTACGTGTCCTCCCCAAAGGAGACCATTGACGGCCTCTGGGCATTGGACGTAACTGGATACGATTTGGACGAGCTTGAGGAATCGACTGTAACTCCTGATGTAACTTTCCCGCAACCAACCGAAGACCTAATGTAACATGGAAGAGGTAATCACAAAATCACTCGTAGGCACAGGGGGCTTCTTCGCCACATTAGGTCTCGCTCCAATCAGTGAGGTTGTTAGCCTGCTAGTTGGTGTCGCCACCCTTGTTTACATGGTTGTCTCGATCATCAAGATTACGAAAGGACTTATCAAATGATGACACCAGAACTAATAGCAATGCTAGGCGGAGGGCTTAGTGGTTTCGTGATGAAACTAATCGGCGCACAGATGGAAAATCAGGCGCGTCAGTTCGACCGTATGCTCCAATCACAAGGAGTGGCGGATGATAGTGCAGATCGTGCATCTGCTCGCGGCGGCGTATGGATCCGGCGCGGCCTCGTAGCAATCACGTTCTTCGCAATCATCGTGGCTCCGTTCATCATCGCATTCACCGACATAGGCGTCAGCATGGCACGCGAAACAAACGGCTTTCTGGGGCTATTTAGCGGCGTCAAATGGGACACGGTGCAGGGCTTCGTGATCCTGCCTGAAGTTCGCCAGACAGCGATTGCAATCGTCGGCTTTTACTTTGGCAGCAGCCAGATCCGGTAATGACGATAAGACAAGAAATCGTCGCAGAGGCATTAAAGCGCTTTCCAGAGAGCGGCAAAAAAACAATCGCAAGAGCGATTTACAACGAGAACCCGGAAGTTTGGCCTAATTTAGACGCGTGCTATACAAGCGTGCGAAAAATTATGGGCGCGCATGGAGACAGAAGCAGAAAAGTGATGAAAAACAAAAAACATTTTCGAGCGCCGGAAAAACCTGGCGACGTTGTAACTCGACGCTTTCCAAATGGTCTGCGTCACAATAAAGATTTCGGGGCGTATCCACTCCGGGGCGTCAAGCGGGCGCTGCTACTGTTCGACGTGCATGCGCCGTATCACGACGAGGAGGCGCTTGAGCTAGCAGTGCAGCATGGCGTCGATTCCGGTTGCGACTGCGTGATCTTGGTCGGCGACTTCATGGACTTCTACGCCTGCTCATTCTGGGAAAAGGATCCTCGGCAACGAGACTTTGCTGGCGAGCTGAAGATGGGGCGCGAGATGCTTAAATCGATTCGCGAAGCATTCCCAGGCAAGCAAATCATTTACAAGCTCGGAAACCACGAAGAACGCTACGAGCGCTGGATGATTGCCAAAGCTCCGGAACTACTCGGCGTCGAAGATTTTCAAATCCAGAAACTGCTCAGGCTCGACGAACTCAACATCCGCATCATGGACTATCGGGCACCGATCACACTCGGTAAGCTCAATATCATTCACGGGCACGAGTTCGGCAAGTCGATGACGAATCCGGTCAATCCATCACGCGGGCTTTTTCTCAAGGGCAAGTCAAATTCGATCTGCGGCCACTACCACCAGAGCAGCAGCCACAACGAGAAAACGATCGAGCAGAAGATCATCGGAAGCTGGTCGAGCGGGTGCCTTTGCGACATGCATCCTGACTACGCGCCAATGAATAACTGGAATCACGGTTTCATCGAGGTCGAGATGGACGGCGACGATTTCACCGTCCACAATTACAAGATATTGAACGGGCGAATCTACACTTAATGAGCGATAAAACAATCATCGCGCTGACTGGCGCCAAGGGCGTTGGCAAAACAAGTATAGCAAAAGAGATTGCAAGCCGGGACTCTGAAAATCGCTGCGTCTTATCATTTGCGGATCCACTGCGCAGGATGATGTCGCAGCTGATACCAATGGATGCAATGACCGATCCGCAACGAAAAGAGGAGCCGGTCGAATGGCTGGGCGGAAAATCGCCTCGCCAGCTATTGCAATCACTGGGCACCGACTGGGGGCGCGATATGGTCAGCGCGACGATCTGGATCGATGCAATGCGGCGGCTGATTTCGGAGCAGTCATCTGACGTCATTATTATCGACGACTGCCGCTTTGAAAATGAAGCGCAGATGGTGCGGGACATGGGCGGCATTGTCATCTTGCTGCATCGTAAGGGCGTCAATTACACGCATGAGCATGTTTCGGAGGTGCCGATCACATATACAAATGTGCTGATCGACGCCGGCGATATTAAGTCTGCCGCCAATGATATTATTGACGCGATACTGTAGCGTAGGTATTAAGCAATAAAAGTTAAATTTATATATCACTAAAGCGCAGCAGTTTATAAAATTGCTGCGTTTTTTTGTCGGTATCTGAATTGACATGAACCCAAAAATAGAATTGAGATTGCAATATGGACAAACCAACAAAAGAGGAAATGCAGGCTCTTGAGTCTGCGGCAATAGTAATCAGTTGCGCCATCGGCGCGGCTTTTTTGATCGTGATTGCGGTCATTGTAGAAAGGGTCTGCCAATGAAACCGAGAACCATGAAAAGCCTCCGGGCGCTGTATTACGCTGCAGAGACGCGCGTGCCCATGCGGCATGATGTGGCTCGGGGCATGATCGCGTTGGAAAAGATTGCGTGGCCTGCTCGCTTTCGCAAAGACTCAAAAGGGCGGCTGATCCGCAATAAATAAGATGCAAGCAAAGAAACACTACAGAAAACAATCACGCGCGACGCGATTCGCTAAGATCCGCGAAGCTCTTAAATACAATCCGACCGACGAATCCGCACTGGAAGCGCTGGCCAAATTAGAACAACGATAATGAACGAAATACAAGCATACGATAAAATCAATGACCGCGACGGGCTGGAAATGCTCGGCGCTGCAATCCAACGCTCTGGCATGTTCGGGGCAGAAACCAAGGAGCAAGGCATCATCCTGGCGCTACAGTGCATGGTCGAAAAGAAGCCACCACTGGAGATGGCAAAAAACTACCACATCATCCAAGGCAAGCTATCAAAGCGAGCCGATGCGATGCTGGCGGACTTTCGCAAAGCTGGAGGCAAGTTCATCTTCGCCGATCTGAAAAATCCGACTATCCAGAAGGCGAAAGTCACATTTGAGGATTACAAAGACTTCGCAGTCGAATACTCGATTGACGATGCTAAAACGGCGGGCGTCTATAATGCCAAGGGCGCATGGGTCAAGTATCCGGGCGCAATGCTACGGGCGCGGCTAGTGAGCGAGACGTTGCGCGCAATCGCGCCGGAGATCGTGACGGGCGTCTATACTCCGGAGGAACTTGAAACGCCTATCAGCGCAAAGCCTGAGCTAAAGCGGGCACAACCCGTCCAGGCAAAGCCTGAGCCAAAAAATACGCCAGAAAATACTATCGAGGCAGAAGTCTGCGACAGCGATCTGGACGTCGAGCTTGCCAAGCTAATCGGCGACGACGAAAAGATCGTCAATCTCTATTGGGAGAAGAAGGGTCTGATCGACGGGCTGGATACCACTTGGCGGGATCTTAACGACGACACCAAGCGCAAAATGATTGACCAGTTCGAGCAATTCATGGACGCGGCAAAACGAAAGGCTGCACAATGAGCGACAGATTGATTACACTGCCAGACATCTACGAAACCGAGATTGAAATCATTGCTGAAGCTTTCGAGCTGAAGGCGAATGCAATCCGCGAATCGGAGCAGATCACTAGCGTTGAGGATAGCTTTGAAGCGTCGCACGCTGCTGATGCTATGGCTACGCTGAAGCAGCTCGAAAAGGGCATTACAGATTCGCATAAGGACGCCAAGGCTCCGGTGCTACGTATCGGTCGGCACATTGACGGTCTTAAAAAGGACTATCTATGTGAAATCGAATCTGAGCGCACAAGATTGTCACGAATGCTGGGCGCGTATCAATCGGCGGAGCGTGAGAAACAACGCAAAGCCGAAGAAGAAGCGCGTCGCAAGGAGCATGAAGCAATCGAGGCAGAAAAGCAAAATCAGCTAGATGCGTTGATTGCAAACGATCAAGAGGCGCTGAAAGCATCTGACGAGGCAATCGATCGCGTGAAGCGCGAAAGTGCCGCACAAATTGCCAGTCAGCATTCAGCGGTCAAGGGCGTGCGAGTGCGGACATCTATCAAATTCGAGATTGAGGACGCGGCTTTGTTATTAAAGCACCGGCCTGATCTTTTCTCGCCGGATGAAAGCAAAATTCGCGCGGCACTTAAAATCACACAATCTATTTCCGGACTTAAAGTCTGGGAGGAAAAAACTGCATACTAAATACTATGGCTAAATACACATTCAAAACTACAAACGAGGGCAGTGGCGGCAGCTACATCAAGCAAGCGGGGCGTTACACGTTTAAGATCGACAAGATCGAGGACAAGTTTGTCAACGGTCACGACGTGTCTGATATCCATATCAGCGACGCTGAAACTGGCGACCGGATGAAGGATTCTCTGCACTACACCGAGAAGGCAGAGTGGCGCCTGATTATGTTCGCGAAAGCCTGCAAGCATCCTCCGATCTGGCAATCGCAAGGCATCGAGATCACCGAGGCCGCATTTATCGGCAAGACATTCGCGGCTGACGTTATCATGGAGCAGGATTCAAACGATCCAACCAAGCAATGGCCGCGCATCGATAAATTCGTTACTGACGGCTATCCGCACGCGTCGCTGTTCCTCGATAAGATCGAAGGCTCGGCACCAACGCCAGCACCGGCTCCAACGCCAGCACCGGCGGCAGCTGTCAAGGAATCCTTGACAGCTCAAACCAATGTCTGGTAATGACTGAACCGACTAAATACGAAAAAGCCAAGCTTGTCATTGAAATGGCAAATGGCATCATGGCCAGCTACGAATCATGGCGCGCATACGGCGAGGAATCGGTCGAGGGCGAGACATTTGAGCAGTGGGCAATCAATCGCGCGGTGCCACTGTGCCGTTATATATGGGCGCGAGTTACGTAAACAATAACCACCGATGGCAGACCGGTTAAAGTCTGCCGCTTTTTTATATGAAAAAAACAACAGGAGGCAGAGAATGATTAAGACCTTCACGCTTGCATGGCTGCAAGTCTCACTCGTCGCGCTCAACACTTATCAGCTTGCGAATCAGCACGTCATCGGCGCTTTGATCGTCGGCTTTCTAATCTCGCTTGTATGGTGCTTTAATAGCCAGCGTGCAGCGTTCTCAACTCTTAACGGCAAACTCGTTTACGCAAGCGGGGCAATGGCAGGAACCGCGACTGGGCTGATTCTCGCGCGGGTGCTTTATTAGTATGATTGCAGGCCGATTCATACAAGAATCTATGCCAATTGAAACGTCGCTCAGCCCGCTGCGCCGTTACTACGTTGTCAATCTCGATGATTTAGAGGATGACCTTGAACCGAATATAGACGATTTGGACGGATACGATTGGAGCGAGTTATGTGGGAGCGGATGGAGCCGGAGCTGCCAAATGCAGGAAGATCGGCCAAGCAATAGAAAGGCATTTAGCAAATGACACCGAGACCATACCAGCGGCCTGCCATTGACTTCCTCGCGCAAACGCGGCGCGGCATCTTGCAGGCACCGGCTGGATCCGGGAAAACATTCATGGCAAGCGCGGCACTGGCCGATTGCCTATCTCGGCGCGAAGGCAAAGCGACGGTCAAAGTGCTATGCAACACCATCGAGCAAAAAGGCCAATGGCAGGACGCATTCGGGCATTTCCAGATCATTGCAAAAAAGGCTGCCGTTGAAATCAGCTGTCACGCTGCGAGCCTCGATACCTGGGACGCGGACTTGCTGATCGTGGACGAGTGCCACCGGTCAGCTAGTGCATCGTGGTCGGCGGCAATCAATCAGGCGCCGAAAGCCAGATGGGGCGTATCTGCTACGCCGTGGGCAGATCCAGAGCGCGACGCGATACTGCGCAAGTTATTCGGCAGCAGCTTTTACGAAGTCAAACGCGATGCGCTTGTCGAGGACGGGCATTTGGCACCTGCTCGGGTGCTTTATCTCGACGCCGATTGCGAGGCCATACGGGCGAAAATAGACGCATTGGCGGCTGATCTGATCGAGAAGCGCAAGCGCAAGATGCCGTTTTTATTCAAGCACGAGGCCAGCGAGCGAAAACAAGTCAATCAATGCAAATGGCAGGCGGCGCAGCAGATCGGACTTTGGCAGAACGAGGCGCGCGACTGGCTGATCGTATCCAATGCCAACCGCAAAATCTGCGACGGGCATCACGTGATCATCCTGGTCGGCAAGATTGAGCATGGCGAACGGCTGCTGCCGGCGATACAGGGTGCAGTGCTTTGCTATTCTGGGATGGGCAAAAAGCGTCGGCGCGAGGCAATCGATGGATTCAGGGCTGGCGACATCCGGGCGCTGATTGCCACCAGCATTTTTGAAGAGGGCTTTGACGCGCCAATCGCGGACTGCATCATTTTGGCGAGTGCCGGGAAGTCAGCACGAAAGACGATTCAA